CCATCGACACCAAATAATGATTTTGAGGACTATGGGGGTGGAAAAAAACGTAAACCACGAGCTAAAGGGAAGCGATCAACTATTTCAAAAAATAAGAATGAAACGAATACAGGTAAAAGAACACGTAAAAATAGAAATAGGAATAAAGAACCAGTGCCAGAATCAAATGATGTTGAAACTAAAACTACATAAAGTGTATAAAATGAATAAATAATGATATGAATGTTGATAAAATTATTCATATCATTTTGATTTTGGGTTATTTATTTATAATATTTAATATATTTATATTTTACATCCTATATTGTGCAGGAATACGCAAACGTAAGTCACGCACCATTTCGTCGCGATACAAATCAAACTCCAATGTAAAATTAAAATCGCAGTTGCTAAAATCCACAAGTCGTCCATCGTGATAACGAAGACGAATTTTTATTTTAGAAAGTCGTTCGAGAGGCGGAAAAAACTGCGACATATTTTGCAACATACTATTTCGCGAATCAAAATACTGCGAAACCGGAATACCTAGTATAGGAATCTTTGCAAATGCATTGTTTACTCTTCCACCATAGCTGTTATCTGTAGACGCATTTGTTCTGCGCGGATACGGCATTAACTCGTCCATATCATTATATTTGAATAAATCCATATAAAAAGCTGTTTCTCCGAATATACTAATTACATTTGGTGCGACAATATAGTGGCCAGTACCTGATCCCGGAACCTGAAGCCAGGTATAATCTGCATCTGTTGCTTTTTTATATTCGTAATTTAAATCGTCCGTTGTCGGAATAGGATTACTATATTCTTCGCGGTTGAATCCTAAATAATATGGAAGTCCCCATTTTGTGCTCATACATGCAGATAGTTCATTCGGTGGTAATACTTTACAATTTTCATATGTTCCTGTTCCTGTTCCTGTTCCTGTTCCTGTTCCTGTTCCTGTTCCCGTAGAATAGTCTTGACTTGCATTGAATAGTAACTTAAATGTTTCACTCTTATTCCCGAACCATATTTTTTGGTTTACTTCATGATATATTACGACAAACTCGTTATAGCCAGGAAAATTTACATCAACTGCTTGATTCATTTTATTTGTCAGGACATTTGCTAGTTGATTCGGTGAATAAAACCCCTCATCAATAGTAATAGTATATGTATACCCAGCTACATAAAATGTCATTTTAGTATTTTGGTTTGCATTTGTAAAAACGTTGTTAACAGATGGAAAATTTGACTCAATCAGACGAATTGACTGAACATTGGTTAACTGCTGTGGAAGCGTTATCTCAAATAATGATGAACTAGGCCAGGCGCATACATCTCTATCTTCAGAATGTATTGTTACAAGTTTTCTTTCTAACACATATGATTGTTGTCTTTCTATTAAAGGATGTTCCGTATGCACATTTTTATTCAACATGCCGCTACTCATTATATGTATTGTTTTATATACTTACTTATAATTTAATTATAATATATTTTAACTTATAATAATAAAACTAAACTAAAATAATAAACCTAAATTAAAATAATAAAAAATAACTATATAGTCTATAGTATTTAATTTATTCTATTCTGTTATAATATTATTCTATCATAACATAACATAAAATAAGATAACATGAATTCGTTTTCAGGATTAGATAATATTGACGTAAGATTTAAAACTATTTTTTATATTTTTAATATTTCACTTCTTTTAGCATTTGTCGGCGTATTTATAAAAATAGCGTTTAGTTCACTTAAAATTGGAAATGAACAAGGACCTGGATTTGCCACCGCGATTGGTTATATGGTTTCTTTTATTTCATTGTTTACACTTTTATTAGCAGTAATATCTTATTATTTAAGAACAGATGGGAAATGTTTTAATTTATATCCATCATTTTTCCAAATTATTGCACTTTTGATTATATTCTTTGTAATTATACGTCAGTCGTTGGCGTATTCTAGTATGATAAATGAAAGAAAGGTTGACCCCGAATATTATAAATTTTCCGGTTACTCAAGCGTTTTAATTATTTTTCAGATTATTTTAATATTTAGTTATTTGCATGGAAATATGGGATGCATGACATCTGTTAGCAATCCCGTTACCGATCCATCTATCGGGACATTATATTTAAGTATTACGCTCTTTATATTAAATGGGTTGTGTGTTGGTATTATGGAAGTCATTCTTCGACTATTCTCTACTTGTTTTTAAACTTCCGTTCCTTTCTCGTTCTCATTCTCATTCTCATTCTCATTCTGTTTCATGTGATACAACGCATCCTTCACTGCATCTTTGATATGTTTCACTTTATACATAGACTCCAATCGGGAAGTGTCTAAAAAATTATTAGAACGTTCACTTTCTAATATTTTACGTTGTTCGTCGATGTCAAAATTCTCCCACGTAAAGTTCGCATCTACGATTTCTCTATACATTTCTAAAATTTCATCGTGGCTTATTAACCCCGGGTTTGTTAAATTCATAGTTCCAGTTGTCCCCTTCTCACACATGTCAATCATTACCGGCAACAAATCAGGCAATACCGACATCGAATTGTGTATCGAACATATTTTTTGATATCGTGTAATTTTGGTTATAAAATTACGCGGATGTATCTCATCCGTTATCGGCATGCGTATCCTCACGTTTAATACATTGTCGAACGCCTTCATCAACATATCCGTATATCCTTTTACTATCGAATATGAAGAACCGAAAAAATTAGGTTTTGAATCGGTTGTAAATCCGTTTAATTCTTCTGCAAATGGATGTTCGCCATCGTATGTGAAAATACACCCTGTTCCTAAATATGCGTAGTGGATATTATACTTTTTGGATAACAAGGCAATCGCGATAGGTGAAAAAAGATTATCGCGGACATTTTCTTTTAGTTTACCAGGTTGTTCGAGGTAGTCAATTGTCGTATATTCTTTGTCACCTATTTTGCCATGCGTTCTTCCAATCGTCGAAATAATGTTTGTAGGTTGAAACGCGTTTATTTCTTCTTCCAAGCTTTCAATATTCTCTGCTCTTGCATTCCCGATAATGACACTATGACCTTTCTCTATAAGTAATCGATACACTTTCTCGCCGATCCAGCCGTTCTTGCCATATAATAATACTTTCATTGTCTTTTGACTTTTGTGTTATGTATACTTACACTTTTATTTTATTTTTATATTGTTTTGCGCATACGCGTTTTATTCTACTCTGTCTCAATGAGTTCGTCAATTCCTTTATCAAAATTTTCCTGTATACTCCATCCTAAGCTTTTTATTTTTGCATTACTTATATAGTATCTTTTGTCATTAAAAGGCCTGTCTTCAATATACTTAATATGGTCATCATACAAATCTGTATTTTTTATTTTCTGGATTAACATTTTTGCAACCTGATAGACCGAATATTCCTCATTGTCGTCTGACCCTATGTTGTATATTTCACCAACAATACCCTTTTCCAGTATAATATCAAATGCATTTACTACATCTTGAACATGAATAAATGCCCTCACGTTTGAGCCATCGCCTTGAATCGTCACCTTCTTATTTTCTTTTAAAAGTTTTATAAATCGTGGTATTATTTTTTCCGGATATTGATTAGGTCCATACACGTTATTGCCCCGCGTAATGATAATGGGTAGACTGAAAGAGTGATAATAAGACTGCGCGATTAATTCGGCACTTGCTTTTGTGGCAGCATACGGATTTGTTGGACACAATATACTTTCTTCTGTTTTTTTATTTTCGCAGTTTTCAATCATGGATTCGCCATATACTTCATCCGTTGAAACGTGTATGAATTTTTTAAGTTTTCCATATTTTCGCGCAACTTCGAGGAGATTATGTGTTCCGACTATATTGTCTTTTGTGTACTGCAATGCGTCCTCAAAAGAATTTTGCACATGACTTTGCGCTGCAAAGTGTATAATATATTCGATTTTGTAGTCATTTACAATATGATTTACCAAATCATACGAACATAGGTTACCTTTAATTAACTTGTACCTATTTTTGTATAAATCAGATTCTAGTATTTCTTTACTGATGTTGAACTCTGATGCACAATAATACATGGCATCTAAGTTAATAATGTATACGTCGCCATACTTTTTTAATATATAGTTGATAAAATTTGAACCAATAAATCCACAACCACCTGTTATTAATATATTCCTCATTGTTTGCTTTATTGCTTTCTTGCTTTATTGCTTTCTTGCTTTCTTGCTTTCTTGCTTTGACAAATAAGAATATATTAATAAAGTATTTTAAACATATTAAACATATTAAACCGAAAAAAATTTATATGTTACCCCATACGTTTCATCATTTTCCCATAGACCAGATATTTTTAGTATAATATTCGTCACTTTCTTTTTTTCATTAAAATCGGTAAATAATCGTATAACACCGCCATCAATAAGTTCCGATAAATTATATGATGGAATTTTTATCGAATTGTATTTTTTTAAAATCATTTTTTCTATTTTTTTTATACCACTAACAGCTTCTATATTTTTTTCTATATTGTAATATAAAATATTCTTATTGTATTGTCTTTCTATATTATCAATACTCAAATTTATAAGAACATGGATTCCATTAAATACTATGATAGGTGTAGAATATAATATTCTAATATACCGACTTTCGTTTATAATATTATTTTGTATAGGTTCATTAAAATATATATATTCTTTTGTAATATTTTCTGGGTGAATAGTTACTAACTTCATTAATATATTAATACTAATATTACTTACACTACTTTACTACTTATTATATATTTAAGTATTTCATAACAAAATCTATAATATTACACTAAAGTATTAACTAAAGTATTAACTAAAGTATTAAACTGAAATATAATTTAAATCTATTTATTGTATTTATAGTAATAATTTACACCCGCAAATATTTAAAATGAAATTTCTTGAAACACATTTTGAAGACTATTTAATATCAAACCGCAATGCCCCTCTTCATCCAAAAATAGAAAAAATATTTAAAAATTCACTACCTGAAAAGGTAGAAAATCTGAAAAATATAATTTTATATGGCCCAAAGGGTGTTGGAAAGTATACTCAAGCTTTACATTGCATTAAAAAATATAGTAATAGTGAATTAAAATATGAAAAACGTCTTATTATTAATTCAAATAAGGAAAATTTTATTATAAAAATAAGCGATATTCATTTTGAAGTAGATATGTCTTTATTGGGTTGTAACTCCAAGGTACTATGGAATGATATATATAATCAAATTACGGATGTTGTTTCCATGCGTGCAGATACAACCGGAATTATTTTGTGCAAATATTTTAATAAAATTCATAGTGAGTTATTAGATATTTTTTATAGTTATATGCACTCTCAGTCATTTAATAAAATAAAACTTTTTTTTATAATTATTACGGAACATATTAGTTTTATTCCTGATAATATTTTAAATAATTCGCAAATTATTTCTATTCCAAGACCATCGTTTGGAAACTATAATAAATGCATAAACGCACTACATCCAAATAAAAATATTCATGTATATGCGACCACCAATGTATCCAGTTCAGTAAATGTATTAAAACAAGAAAAATATAGTAATGGAGTGGATGAAAAATATAGTGGTAGCGATGACGATGATAATGACGATGATAATTGCGATGACGATGACGATGAGAATGACGATGATGCTGGAAATGATGTAGCTACAAATCATATTTCACTTAAGCAAAAAAAAACTATTAAAACCACATATACTAGTGAAACATCTCAAACTATTTCGGTATCTGATAACTATAAGAACCTGTCATCATTGTCAAATATTAAAAATGTAATAGTAAATACGAATGAGTTAACTAATCCGTATGAATGTATATGTAATAATATTATAGAATCAATACAGAATCCAGATACTATAAACTATTTAAAATTTCGCGATATTTTATATGAAATATTAATATACGACTTGGACATAAATGAGTGTATATGGTATATAATATCTTATTTAATTAGAACAGAAGTATTAAATAAAGATAATATTACCGACATTCTATTGAAAACATTTGTATTTTTCCAGTATTACAATAATAATTATAGACCAATTTACCACTTAGAAAATTACATGTATAATCTAATAACAACCATCAATGGATATAAAACATGCACTTGAATTATTAAAACTAAAATCAAATTATACACTCGACGAATTAAAAAAAAGTTATAGGTTACATGCAATGAAACATCATCCAGATAAAAACAACAATAGTGAAGAATCGTGTGAAAAATTTAAGGAAATAAACAATGCATATTTGTGTTTATATAATTTATTGGTTTCTCTCGGTTCTCATGCTTCTCATGTGGATTCGGGCGATGAGGCTGACGGATCAAATACTACAGGAGCGGAGAGTTATATGGAGATTTTTAGAATATTTACACAATCATTGATTCAAAAAATGTATGCGAACATTTCGCAAGAAAATGCAAAAGTAACGATAGATGTAATTCTGAAAATTATAGTAGAAGATTGTCATGAATTATCATTAAAAATGTTTGAAGATATGGATAAAGAAACTGCGTATACGATCTATGAAATCATACACAAGTACCATGCAGTTTTCCATATTAGTAATGAAAAACTTCTTTTATTTGAGAAAATCATTCGAAAAAAAATGGAGTCAGATAATCTTGTTATTATTTCTGTATCTCTAGACGACTTATTTGGTGAAAATAATATATACGTATTAGAGTATGATGAAAAAAAATATTATATTCCTCTTTGGCATACTGAGTTGTATTACAAAATAGGCGAAAACCAAAATACATCGATTGACTTAATCGTTAGATGTATTCCAACGACTCCTTCTCATATCTACATTGATACAAACAACGATATCTATATTGATTTACGTATGAAAATCACAGAGTTACTTGAAAAGAAACAGATATCTTTCCAAATTGGTAGTATACTATTTTCAATTCCAGCGAACCTATTGTATATAAAAGATAGTCAAACATATGTATTAAAAGGACAAGGAATACCTATCATAAATACAAAAAATATGTATAATGCTAGTGAAAAATCATCTATTTTTGTGAATATAGAATTGTTATGAATGTGTGGATATAACTAATATATATTCATAATATATATTCATAATATATATTCATACTATATATCATACTATATATTCATAATAGACATAAACATGAAAAACACAAAAAGAAATAAATATACAAGAAAACGCCATACACATATAGTTAACCAAATCGATGAAGAATATATTTCGCCTCACCATAAAGATATTACAGCAACAATAGATGCGGATGCTATACGACATAATATAGACTATTTACGCAAAGTATCTAAAACGGATGTAATGCCAGTATTAAAAGCAAATGCATATGGTCACGGAATTGTTCCTATTTCCAAAATAGTTCGAAACCATAATGTAAAAATGATTGGCGTTGCGACTATTGGCGAAGCACTTACTCTACGCAAAAATGGCGATAAAGGACATATTGTAGCTTGGCTATATGATGTAACTACAAGAGAATTAAAGGATGCTATTCAAAAAAATATAGATATTTCTGTTATTGATCAGAAGCATATACCAATTATATGCAAACTTGCCGCGCGTTCTGGCAAAAAAGTTCGCATACACATATTTGCGGATACCGGAATTGATAGAGCAGCGATTCCTTATAGCGAAGTCATTCATGCGGCAATTCAGCTTTCATCTAACCCGCATATAGAATTAGTAGGATTAATGAGTCATTTTATTCAATCTGAAATAAAAAATGATGCTACTACAAAAAAACAACTACGATTATTTAGAGAACTTAGGGATATTTTATCAAAAAAACATAATATAAATTTTGAATATATCCATATTGCAAACTCCGGTGGATGTTTGAATTATGATGTATCGGATTTCACTCTTGCTCGTCCAGGATTGGCAATATATGGATTAGATCCAAGTGGTAAATATAACAAAAATTTACAACCTGCGATGACTATTGCATCGCGTGTTATACAGAAAAAACATATATCAAAAGGTGCAGTTGTAGGGTATGATAATAAATATATTGCAAGGAAAGGTATGGAAATATGTATTGCACCTATAGGGTATGCAGACATTATTCCACGTTCGTCATCCGGAAAATTATACGTATATATCAATGGAACAAAGCGTAAAGTTTTGGGAAATATTAGTATGGATCAGATAGTAATCGAGTCAAAACCGATTGACAAAGTTGGCGATGAGGTATTGTTATTCGGTTCTCCTCATAAAGGAGCAAAACAAACTGCATATGATGTCGCAGATATGTCGAAAACAATTACCGATGAATTAGTTGTTAGAACAAACACGACAAATCGTGTTACTAGAAAATATGTAAACTATGCGTAATCATTATGAAAATAAATTAGCTATTATTATAATTAATTTATTTATTTATTCTCTCGTTTCTCTCGTTTCTCTCGATTCTCTCGTTTCTCTCGATTCTCTCGTTTCTCTCGTTTCTCTCGATTCTCTCGTTTCTCTCGATTCTCTCGTTTCTCTCGTTTCTCTCCTATACCAACATATGAATCATCGCCATGGTATGGTTACACTTCACGAAACGTTTACCATAGAATATCTACATACAGGACATCTTTGTTGTCTATGCAGCCATGAAGAAATACACGATTCGTGAAACTTATGTCCACATGGTAGCATTGACCATACTTGGTTGTTATTGTCATTGTCATTGTTATTGTTATCTAAACAAATACAACACTCATCCTCTTGATTATTAGTTACTAATATAGAACGAGGAATTGTAACAGGAATAAAAATAGGATTCGTGTTTGGTAAAGAGTTATTCTCGTTTTGTCTAATACTAGGTCGATAGTATGAAGAAGTGTAACACCATGACGTTGATACAAGGCAAATACATAATATTGCGAATATCGAATACATCGCGAAAAATCCTAAAATATGTATTTTAAAAATACTATCACCTATATCGCATAAATTGTTAAAATCAAAATGTTGCGGAAATGTTTTTTTAAAGAACCACGCTTTTATTCCTAATTCTATAATATAAAATACAACTTTTGTGTTAGGCCATAGTTCTTTCTTCCATTCTTTAAATTCATCCATTGATAAAAAAATAGTTCCGTGTCGCTTGTAATGTTGATACTCATATCGCACACTATTCATGATTGATAAAAACATAAACACAATCATCATAATATAAAAGTCGGGATTATAACACGTAAGTAATGTCGACGCGTATGTTATAAGACCTAGTAGTTTTAAAAATATATATAGTTTTGAATAGTATCTATTGTCATCGTATATAAAACTTGGAGGTATGGCTATTTCGTCGTAGTTATCGTTACTTAAATAATTATCAATTACAAAATCCATTACTCTTATAATTATTCATATCTACATATATTGGAACTTATGTGTTTATATATATTCAAAATAATCAAATCCACGCGTTTTCAAAACATCCCCGAAAACCCACATCAAAGAATTGCGCAAAATGACCTCCCCAACTTTAGGACCATTATTGCGACCTTAAAAGCGACATTGCAATCCACAGCATAATGCTCTCATTCTCTTATAACTAAAAATCAAACATCACATCATAAAGGTAAGGCCGCGGAAATGGCGCAAGCGGACGCCGAAGAAGTGATGATGTAATGTTTTTTCAAATCTATTTTAAGTTTTTCAAAAAAGGACATTTATAAATGTCCAATTTTGATTTTTCATTTCTAGATTTGAAAAAAATGTTGAAAACCTCACTCAGACCATAATGCTCTCATTTGCTTTTTTAAGATTGAAAATTTGTTACGATAATTTTTTGATCAATTTTGTAAAATGACTTAAAAAAAAATGTCCATATACTTTAGGAAACAAATGGAAACAAAAAAGTCGCTCAAAAAGTCGCTGTTTTTTTTGTGTGAATGTTGTGACTATTCTACGTGCAAGAAGTGTGATTTTGATAAACACGTATCTACTAGAAAACATGAACGTATGGTCTCGTTGGAAACATTGGAAACAAAAAAGTCGCAAAAAGTCGCAAAAAAGTCACAGCATAATATGTGCGATAAATGTAAGAAAATATATAATACTCGCTCGGGTTTATGGAAGCATATTAAATTATGTGATTATATACCTGTACCACACGAATTATCGTCTGAAGATTGTGAAGATATAGAATTAAGTATAAAAAATGTTAATAAAGATGAACTCGTTCTTAAACTTATTAAAGACAATAGTGAGATGATGAAAATAATCAAGGGGCAACAAGAGCAGATAAATGGTATAATACCAAAAGTATGTAACATAACAAATAACACAACAAATAATACAACGAATAATTTCAACCTTAATCTTTTTCTTAATGAGAAATGCAAAGACGCTATTAACATATCCGATTTTATTGACTCCCTAAAAATCACACTAGACGACTTGCTTTTTTCAAAAAAGAATGGCATTTCGCGTGGTATAACGGATGTTATGATAAAAGGTCTCAAAGAATTGGATGTGTATAAGCGACCAATTCATTGCACGGATATTAAGCGCGATACTATGTATATCAAAGATGAAGACAAATGGCACAAAGACGAGAATCACACAACAATCAAAAATACTATCGTAAAAATTGCCGATAAAGAGCGAACGGCGTTACACCAATGGGCAAACGATAACCCGGACTGGATGGACACGGAAAGTAAACAAATCGAGTACCTGACTATGGTGCGTTCAATATGTGAACCTATCGAAAACTATGATAACTACGAACGTAAAATCATAAAACACATTGAGAAGGAAATAATAGTAGATAAAAATAGTTAGTATTTTTAGTTAGAAAGGGTAGGTGGTGGGGGGTGTATATTTTCTTTAAGTTGGTTTAGGGATATAATATATAAACATTGCATACTTAAACAAATAGTTCGCATTTGTATATTAAATTATATATTGCTTTTTTATATGTTAAGTATAAATGATTATATTAAATGAAAATGGCATAATTATAGATACAAAAAATGTCGAAGCTTATGAACAATATTTAGCAAATACATATATTATAAAAAATGACGTTGTTTTAGAATTAGGGGCAAGGTATGGTTCTGTTTCATGTGTGATAAATTCAAAAATAGGTAATAAATTTAATCAAGTTGTTGTTGAACCAGATAGTCGAGTTTGGGATATTTTAGAAACAAATAAAAAGGTAAATAATTGTAATTTTAATATAGTAAAAGGGTTTATAAGTAATAAAAAGCTAGGTTTAACAAATTTAGATGCAAATTACGGAACAACATCTATAGAAACAGATGAAACAAATATACCATCTTATACTTTAAGTGAGATAGAACAAAAATATAATTTGAAATTTAATGTTCTTGTAGCGGATTGCGAAGGGTTTTTAGAAACATTTCTTGATGAAAATCCTCAACTATATGACGAATTAGATTTAATTATATTTGAAGCTGATTATCCAGACAAATGTAACTATGAAAAAATTAAAACAATTTTAAAAACTAAGAAATTTATAAATATTTTATATGGATTTCAAAATGTGTGGGTAAAATATAGTGCTTATAAACTACGCGGTATAAAAAGTAGTAAGTATGTTTCTGCAGCCAATCCTACTTTCAAACCTACTTTCAAACCTAGAAATATTCGAAGTAATACTCTTAACGATTTATCGTTTAAATAATATATATGAAAGCAATTTTTGGTATTTTTTATTATCCGTATAGGATAAGTGCGTATACTATAAAAATAATCACATGTATATATATCTACAATATACACGTGATTATGGGAACAAGAACAAGAACAAGAACAAGAACAAGAACAAGAACAAGAACAAGAACAAGAACAAGAACAAGAACAAGAACAAGAACAAGAACAAGAACAAGAACAAGAACAAGAACAATAATGAAAAAAACACCAAGATATACCCAAAAATATAAACGCTCGCGTTCTTTAATGGGTGGAGCACTTATCGGACAAGGCAATTATGGTTGCATATTTCGTCCCGATATACTTACAAAAAATAATAGTATAGTATCAAAAGTTGTGTTGCGAAATAATATATTTAATGAATTTCGACACGAGTATAAGATTCTTAAAAAAATGAAAACGATTGATCCGAATGGTAAATTCCATTCACTTCTTAGCAACGCGTTTGAATTAACAGACAATAATCTTCCCAACGACTTTGATAAATGCTCATTGTCAAAACCTGATTACAAGGTTGACGAGTTTTTTGTTTTTAATATTAAATATTGCGGCGATACAAATCTTGAAACTTATCTTACACGTAGTCTTGGTGTAGGTGCTGAAGTAGATAGCACCAAACTTGCAATTCTTTTTACACTGGTTACAAACATAGTAGTAGGAATCTATAAAATGATAAAATCAAATTTAGTTCACAAAACACTTAGCGCAGATAGTATTTATTTTATCGATCATCTATCTTTATCAGACCCGTGGGCATTGAAAATAATCGACTTTGGAGAAGGAGATTTAAGAAAATATAAAAATCACGAGGACTCAAACCATGATTATATCACATTTTTTAAAAGTGTTATTGAAATACTCGGTAAACTTAATCTTCGTGGAACAAGTTATGCGAATACTTTAGTATTATTATTGCAAGGATTTAAAACTTTATTACAAAATGTTACTAAAATATCCCACGTTACATCGGTATCTAGTTATAAAACTATTATAACCCAGTATAGCGATATGTTAGGTAATGTTTTTGGTGAAAAATATAAAAAATATGCTTTAGAAAAGTATAAAGTATAGCAAAAATAATAATAAAAAAGATATATTACCTGTAAAATGGTGTTAGTATCATATATTATAATGAGTGGCGTATTATTATAATATGTTTCTTACCTGTATCGTCGATTTGCCTTGAGAATATAACTTAATCATTCGTTAATATGCGTGTTGATGTCGTTGTGTTGGTTTTAGTTGCTTCACTTCTTGACAACTTTCTTGACAATCTTCTTAACTCCTGTCGAAGCACCTGACTCACCATCAGCCGCGGCAGCAGGTTCGGCGGCATTAGCAGCAGGAGCAGCAGCAGCAGTAGCAGCAGTAGCAGGAGCAGGTGTAGGTGCTGGAGCAGGAGCAGCACATGATGCAAATCTTGCAGGAGCTGGGGTATCTTCCTCCTCTTCTTCCTCCTCCTCCTCGCCATCAGAATCCTGCACTTCATTAGACGCGCGAGGAATGTCGTCGTCGCTAATAGTATCGATCTCCTGAGTCTCTACTATCTTCTTGTCATCCTGCGACAGATTGATGTGGCACTTGCCGCGCAGCGTGGTCTTCGGCTTCACAACTGCCTGGAACAGCTTCCAGGTAACACCGAACTTGCCACCGGCAAACCAGACACCACCGCATTGCAGCACGACCGCAACATGCGATCCTTTGGCAATCAAGTCGACAGGAGTAACGTGCTCATTGCTTGAGTCAGGGAAGATTTTGCGAGTAGAGGGGTCAAAGAGCTCGACGTTCCAAGCGCCTTCCCATACCGGAAGTTTAACACTGAG